GATCAACTGCCAGTTCCATTCGGGACTTGAGCTTGAGGACGCAGAGCCGCGTATCTCGACATCGTTGCCGAAGTAGGCGTTAATCATGTGGCTACCAGTGTACGACTGCTCTATCGTGCCGTCATTGCCGCCATAGATAGATCGCCATACGCCGTCCGGGCCGTTGAATTGCCACGTCCAAGTCCCTGATCCTGACGACAGGTGGGCAGTCATGGTGACAAACCCACTACAAACAACGCCGCCAGTCTGACCGTTAGCGGTTACTTGTCCGCTTGCTTGGTGTCTTGACATCTTTCAGCCTCCACTACTAAGACAGGTTGTTGTTCTGGATGTACAGAACAGTGACCGTGGCGGCGCCAGCAGTTGCGGCGGTTCCAGTTTGATTGTAAGTAACCGTCACATCTACATCAGAGGTGCCGATATCAATCAGGTTGCCAATCTGGCTTACGTCAGATGTAGCTAGAACGCGAGCCGCAGAGCTTACGTCAAGCGCGTCTGCGTACTTATTTGCTGTGGTTCCATCACCAAGATCAAACGTGTTGGTAGTAGCCGCGTCAAATGCCGTGGTTACATCGACAGCGATCTGATAAATCTGGCTGTTTGCTGGGACTGTTGCAACAACAGTGGTTGATCCATCGTCGCCAAAAACAACATTGGCGCTCTGCGCCATTAAAACAAAGCCAACATTGGCACCTGCACCATCTCGGATAGTGCCTGCCTTAATTGGACCTGAAAAAGTAGTAGTAGCCATGTGAGTCTCCTGTCGTGGCCAGTGTCTGATGTTCCATGTGGAACAATCAGTCAGGGATTAAAAAGGGGGCCGAAGCCCCCCTGAATGGACCGGATTAGCTGGTTCCGGGTGAACCGTAGATGCCCAGAGGGTCGGATACGCCGAAGCTGTATCGCTCACGAGCCTTGTAACGGACGTTGCCGGTATCAAAGTCGCCATCCATTGAAGTTTCCAGAGCGGTGCGCTGGAAGTGCTTCATGCCGTTCGGCACATCGGTAATGATGAAGAAGGCGTTATTGTCAGTCAGGAAGTGATTGACTGAGTAGCCTTCTGGAATCGAACCGTTGTTGCGAAGGGCGTTGATGTCGTTGTCAGCCGTACCAACGCGACCTTCAGTTTCCAGCAAACGAGTTGCCACAAACATCAGTGCGGGCGGGACAATCAACTTGCGAGGACGCGCCGCGATCAAAAGACCACGCTCATCGGTAAATGCGGCAATGTTAATTACAGCATCTTCCAGTGAGGTTTCGTTCAGGTCAGCCGCAACAGTGGGTCGGTTGGCGTTTGTACCGCCACTGACCAGTGGGTGAGCTGTGCTGAACAGAGTCACACCATCACCAGAGTTATAGCTGGTGAAGCCATTGTTAAGAGGGTTGACCGCCTTAACTTGCTTAGTGTGCGACATAGCGCGAGCCAGAGACTTGGTGTAACGAGCAGACAGTGAGTCATACAGGTTATCTTCCATTGCTTCCTCAGTGATAGAGAAACCAAGGGCGATAGTCTCGTGGTTGTAGCGAGCTGTGAACGACTCTTGTGCAGAATCGTAAGAAATCGCCGCGCCTTCAGCCTTAACTGGCGCCGCCGCGAATCCTGACAGCTTAACTTCTTCCTCAAAAGAGCGCTCAGATGATTCAGTTTCGTAAATCATCGTGTGCTCGTCTTCATACCTCTCATACTCCAAGCCGAACAGGGCGTTCAGGCCGGGGAGAAGCTCTTTCAACATTTGTGCGCGTGAAATAGCCATTTCTTAGACCTCCTTAAACGCCAAGCGCGGTATCGTAAGCATGGCTTCCGGGCAACCAAGTGACGATACAGTCAGTGAATGAATCACCTACTGCACTGTCGGGGCCGTCCACGAAGTCAACGATACGGAGCGGGAATGTGTTAGTGGTGGCAATAGTGCTTGCGTCCAGCGCATTTCGGCTTCGACCAATGTCGGTCGATCCCGCTGTGCTGATAGCCTGAACATTGTTTCCAAGTCCAGTCTGAGCAATGCTTCCATCACCTTGCATTTGGAAGACCAACTTTGGATCGTCAACAACGTAAGCAACCGCATCGGAAGCTACAGTGTCTGCGGGCCAATACTGGCTGAAGGTCTTCTGTTTTGTGTTGGGGTCAGTGTAGGCACAGCCCACAAAGATGCCTACAGTTCCGGCAACGACTGCGGTAGTAACCGCCGCCTTTTCTACCGTTCCTGCGGCAACCAACTTAGCGAAATCGCCATAAAAAATGCTTGTGTTATAAGCTGAAGCAATTTTGATATGGCGAATCTTCCCGGTAAAAGATCCAGATGCACTTAAAGTGCCTACTGGTTCCGCACCGGAGGGAGTAGCTGAACTAGCCATGTCTCATCTCCTTGATGATTCAATTAGAAGCCGCCCCCCTTTCAGGGATTAGCTTCGACCAAAGGTTGTGCGACTGCTTCGCTCTGGTTTCAGAACTGGCATTCGCGGGTCGTTCTCTCTCATGAAGCTGTTGTCAACAGACTCCATCTGATTCTCCGCCATTCGCTCAAAATACTCCTGACGCTGTTGCATCTCTGCTTCAGGGGCTTTGCACAGAAGTAACCCGCCAACCTCGATGTTTCCATCAAAGCGCGAACCTACATCCGACATTACCTCTAGCTCGAGATGATCTTCAGCCTTTACAGGAATCCAGCCCTCTCTAAACTTCTGAGACACGTTAGTGTTGTCAGATTGCCCAAGGGTACTGGTGCGTATCCAACGGAATACCCACCCGTCTTGGGGGTCGGGGGTTGGCAATACTGATGCTGGCTTCCAAGAATCACTTGGACGTTGCTCAACTTCTCGGGCCTCTGATGCCCGCTTTGTGCGCTGTTCTGCCATGTTATCAAGACTCCTTAATGAGTTGCGTGGCGTACTGTTCTGGTGTTATCCCAAGTCGCTTTGCGAGAGCAAGCTGGGTTCGATTCAACCTCACTTTGCGCGGTTTGGCGCCGTTATTCCTAGAGGAAGGGGCCACAACTGCGTGGGGGCTTCGGGAGGTCGAGGAGGGCTTTTTGCCCGAATCGGAGTTTCCCTCACCGAAGTAGTCTGGAAACCTTGCCCGCATAGTGCGGTCAATGGCATCAAAATATTCGTCAGACTCTGGGTCGAAACCCTCGTCTCTGACTAATTTCTCATGAACGCCAAAAGCCAAGGCGGTCATTTCCTTGTCTTGCTGGAACCAAGGATTTTCCTCGGCCCATTCAACGGCCTTGCTTGAAGGCTTTGGCGGCGGTGGAGCGGCCTGAGCCTGACGCTGGACCTGTTGTTGCTTGGCCCTAGCCTGCTGTTGCAGTGCATATTGATTTCGTTGATCCCTGCCTTGAAGCTGATTCATCTGGTACTCAGCCGATTTCACCTCGGACTGGGCATTCATCATCTGCTCTTGGGCTTCTAGAATCTTTTCTGTATTGCCTTCTTCGTAAGCCGCACGATACTTATCTTTGGCTTGTTGCAGGGTTGTCGCGGCGCGATCCCTGATCTGCTGGACCAAAACCTTTTCACCCTGAGAAATTACTCCCTGATAGTGACGGCTTTGGGCCTCATATTGTTGCGCTACCCGTATAGCTTCTTCACGCATCCGCTCCGCCGCTTCTCGCTGGCGCCGCTCCTCGTGTTGCTCATAGCGCAACTTGTTAATTCTTTTCTTAACTTTTTCACTGTAGCCAGACAGCTCATCATCGTCATCTGCCTTTTGGGCTTTTGATGTGCCTTTTGCTGGCGGCCTTCGATCCTCTTCGGGTCGATCATCGACAACCTCAAGGTCAACCTCTGGAGATTCGGGCTTCTTGGTCTTGTCGAACGTGGTTTTTACACCAAAGAACTTGTCCTCGGCAGACATTTCGCTAGTTGTTTGCTCGTCACTCATACCTTCTCTATTCCTCTTGGGTCTTCAACTACGGCTTCAACACTATCGTCATTGATAAGACGAAACTCTTTTCCGTGGATCTTGAAGCGAGTCCCGCTGTAGGATCGCATCATTATCCAGTCGCCCACCTTGCAGTAGGGGCCGTTTGGAAAGCGCTTATCGTCGTTGTAGGCGTCATCGCCCATCTTCAAAACAAAGCCGCAAATAGATCCAACCTCTTCTACCTGCATTGTTTGCTTTGCCTTGAGAATCCCACCCTCGGTCTTTTCTTCGGGGTCTGGGAGAGCGATAAGTAGCTTGTAACCTTTTGGGTCTGGTAGCTGACTTGCAGTCTTCTGCTCTTCTGTCATAGATCTGTTCCTGCACCAGAAATTGGCGTCCGGTGTCGCCATGCGTTACCTTTTGTAACGAATTATTCGCGTTCCATCCTTTCGTTAAGATCAAGAAGGGCGCGTTCCGCATAGGCCAGTCCTTCTATGATGCCTACACAGCGTGAATACTCGTTCATATCCTGACAGCCACCACATGACATATGGTCGGCTATTTCATTCATATGGTTACGATACTCTACTTGCAATGCTTTTAACAAGTTATTTGTTACCAAATTACTCATCTAACATGTCCCTAACAAGATTAAACCCAGCCTTAAATCCCTCTACTTCTTTTTGAGCTTCTTCTTTTTCTAGCTGAGATCGAACCTTTTCAGCTATTTTCTTGTCTTCAAGCTGTAGCTGAGATGCGCTTTTCCGCCCCTCTAAGGTCATCTTCGATGCAATCCTAGCGCTTTCTATACGCTCCTGTTGCTCCATCTTTTGCATATCGACCATCATCTTTCCGCGAGACTTCTCAAGATCCGCTTGAATCTTGGCCATCTCCGCCTGAGCCTTGGCCTGAGCCTGTTGTTCTTTAAGCGCAAGCTCGCGCTGTTGCATCTGGACAATAGGATCTTCTTGCTGTGCCGCCTGTTCCTGTGCTTGAGCCTGCTGTTGGGCCTTTCCTGTGATCTGAGCCGCCGCTGGAGCGGTTAGTCTCGATAGGCGCAGTTCGATATCTTCTGGCAGTGGTTCGTTTGGAGGCGGCAACTCGACACCAAGCTCTTTCTCTATCTTGTCTCGATAACCAAAAGCAACGTGCTCCGCGATGTGCGCGGCCATTGCCGCTTGAGACGCTTGAGCGTTTGGCGACTGCTCCATCAAAGATGCAATCTCTGGGTTTTGCATCAGAGACATATGAACCTGAATATGCGCCTCGTGATCCTGATAAATAAACGCCTTCACGGGTTCGCCGTTGATGATGTTCATGTTCTCTGTCACAGGGTCTGTTGGCGGTACATCATCCTCTGGAGGAATGATGTTATCCACATCCTGTATGCCAAGAACACCAAGCATTTGACGGTGAAGCAGGGGCAGGTCGTACATCTCTGGTGCCTGCGCCGCAAGTTGCAAGGCGGATTGATACTGCATGATCCGCTGGGCCATTGTGCCTGCGTTCGGGTCGCTGACGGGTATTATGTCCACCCTGTCATCAAAATCTTCTTTAACAATCGGATCTTCTTCTGAGTTGTATGGGTAGATATCGGGACCGTAGTCCCGCACAACCTCAGAAAGAATCTTGAGTTCTTTCGATACTGCGGCATGAACACGGCTTTGAACTGCGCTCAGAACCTTCATCTCTCGCTCAAGTATTGCTAGCGTGGTGCCAACCGGAGCTTCGCCGTTCATATCTGAGGCTTTCACATCCGCCGCTGACGCAAACCTTCGCCCTTCTTGGACGATATCGCCCAGCAACTGATACAGCACGTTGCTTGGTTCCTTATAGGGAAGGAAGGTTATGTTGTCGCGTATTGCTCCACCCGGAACGTCTACATCGCGGAACTCTCCCGGCATAATGGGGGTATCGTCCCCTTTTATCCGTAGGCCGCGAGACTTCAGTCCTCCCGGTAGGTTGGCAAGCGTTCCGGCATCTACCAGTTGTCGCAACAAAGACGTTGCCGACTTGGATAGACCGCCGATCATGTGGACTAATCCAAACCCGTAAAACCCCAGTCCGGGCAGGTATTGGTAGTGCACATAGTGTTCTCTTCGCAACTTGTTTGGGTCGTCCTCGTACCAGTTGCGACGAATTGACAGCACCTCTCTGGATGACTTGTCAATAGTAACTACATACGGCAGGGCAATCCCCGTGGGCATACCGCCGTCTGTGTCTTCAAACCCAATCAAATCAAGATTGACATGCATCTCAAGAAGGGTGTGCCGATCATCAAACTCATAGTTATCAGAGTCGCCCGTGAGACGGTTGTACTTTTGCTGTATTTCTGAGATATCAGGAGATGGAGCCGGAAGCTCTATGTCTCGATAAAATCCAGCGTGTTGTAGCTTTCTGATATCATTTGCAGAACGCTTCATGACATGCGTTGCACGTTCGCATGTGGAAAGGTCTGATGCCCCATAGCTGACAACGAAGTCTTCAGCCGGAACAAACATAGCGCATGGTCGGCCTAGATTTGGGTCGTAATACACCTTTCTAAACGCAGAGCCAGCGATGGGCAGAGAGAAGAGCAACTTCTCTGTTTCCGTGCGGTACTCTGTCATTCTCTGGGTGATCAAGTAGTTCAGGTAATTTTGAACTCGCTCGGCCTGCTTTGTTTTTTCGTCATCTATGACGCCGACAATCGTGGTCTTTACTGGGCCACTCGCTGGGTAAATCTCTTGGATTGTTTGCGCTTGGAAACGAACAACTGCTTCGGAAAGCATTGGGTGAAATACACCACAAGCGCCCTCCCAAGGAGTTGATCTGTCTTCAAACTTCAAGCCTAAAAGATCAAGGCCGCGAATATAAGAATCTTCCCAATCCGCCCTACTCTGTCTATCTGACTCAAATTGAGATACCAGTTCGGAGGAAAGAGAGGCTAGGTCGCTTTCGCTAACAACCTCTGCCAAGTTGGCATCATGGGGTATTCCCATCATCTCGGAGGCTTCTGGGTCAAAATCGATGACCATGCCCTCGTCTTCCTCAAATATGCCAACAGAGTCGGGGTTTTCTATAACGACCTCGACTCCCTCTCCATCAACCTCGTTTGGGTCGAATGGTACGCCCAGCTTATCAACGGCCATGTTTAGCCCATTTTGTTGGAGTGTTTAGTGCCTTTTGTAGCGGCGCCACAGCCACGAGTCTTTCCGCCAGCGGCCATACCCTTTGACTTCATGACCTTCCCGCCTTTGTAGTAACCCTTGGTTTTTGGAACCATGCCGCCGCCAGCCATCTTGCCTTTACCGTCAGCCGCAAAGAATGGAACTTGCTTGCCATCCTTTTCAACCATTTTCAGCTTGCCACCTTTGGCATAGCCCTTCGTTGTCATCTTCCCGCCCTTGGCGTAACCCTTACTCTTCATCATCTTGATCACCTGCATATAGATTGTTAAAGACTCTATTCACATCCAGCGTGTAGTCCAGATCGGACTTTGAATAGTGGATGTGCTGTGATGGCCTGAAGTCAGGGGCGCCCTGCCCTGTCTCAAACCATGCCGGATGCGTCACCCTCACCCGATTGTTTGGCAATGCCACGATATTGCCTGTCCAGCGACCCGCGTCAAGAAGCTCAAGCACATGACTCTGCTTGTGTTGCGCTGGATCATCGGCTATCTCGTTGTCTGTGTAGTCCACAGTAAAAAGATAGCGGGCTGGATAAAACCTATCCTCTATCTTGGCCAGCCAAGGACATGGGGTGGCTCTGTCCAAAACATAAACAGCATGTGTTCTTGACGAGCAGTCCCAAGGTTGGGCGGCGTATGTTGGCATTGGGTCGGGCCATTCCTCTAGCGGCGTATCGGCTACGAGCGCTGTAATTGGCATCCGTGCCCACATAGCACCGCCGTGGACATTTGGCTCTTCCTCATCATAGGTCTCAGCCCCAGTAAAAATGATTTGGAAACTAAGACACCTACAGGGCATTGTTGTCACAGCTATGGCCATTGCGTGTAAAAATTCGCCATGATATTTGCTGTGATTGTGCGTGTATTCACGCCGCACCCAGCACTTAAAGTGCGGGATGTTGCTTTGCAAAAAGGCCATGTCGCCCCTTAGTAATAATCGGCTCTTCTGCTGTAATCTGTTGGCTCATCTTCTTCGTCGGTGTGCAGTGGCAGAAAACCGCCCTGCCTAAACCGCAATAAAGCCTGAGTAGAAGAGTCAACTAAATCGTCATGCTCGCCAGCGGGGAATGAGGCAAACTCCTCAACAACCTCCTCGGCAAACCTTGTCTCTGGTGCCCATACGATACCAGAAGCAAACAAGTCAGCTACAGCGTTAACGCGAGCTATCTTGTCATTGCCACGAGACGGGGTGTACTCCGCTACAGGAATACCCATCGCTCGTAGCTCAAAAATTAAAGGCATCCCTGCCGCTTTTGCCTCCACAATAAATGCGTCTGGTTGCATGTCAGACCAAAGCTCAAAAGCCTTTTTCTTTAGCTCAGGAAATTCCAGACGTTCCTTGTATGCATCCAATAGGATGATGTTGGGCTTAGTGACCCCTTCGTCATCTGGGGTGTAAAAAACGCCCCATGTTGTGCAAGCGGAAAAGTCAGACCGCTGGGTTTTTAGAAACGCTGTATCCCATGATTGGATAATGAAGTCGCATGGCGGGGGTTTATCCTTTTCCCACACCTGCCACCACTCGCGTTTAATGAGTGCGCCCTCTTCGGACGTTGGGTTTTGCTGATACTGCGCGTTCCACTTGGGAGACGGTAGTTCACTGCGTAGAGCCTCTAGCTCTGCGATGCTCCAGAACTCAGGCCACAGGGCTTTACCTGATGGCATGATTGCCGGAAACTCAATGACTTCCCACTCATCGGTGCCTGCCCTCTGGGCGGAAGCCTTTATAATCTTGCCCGTTAAATCTCGCATATGCCAGCGAGTCATCACAATAATGATCGCGCCTCCGGGCTGAAGACGCTGTCTTGGACCTGATGTGTACCAGTCATAGGTGCGATCAAAGACCGAAGGATCTGCCGACTGTCCCTCTTGCTCTGAGTGGGGGTCGTCAATAATAAGAAGATCAGCACCCTTACCTGTTACAGCACCGCCAACACCAATAGCGAAGTATTCGCCGTTCTTGTTGGTGCTCCATCTTCCCGCCGCTTTTGAATCGGCCCTTAGCTGTAGATCTGGAAAGACAGATTTGAAATCATCTGAGTCAACAAGGTTTCTCACCTTTCGGCCAAACCCCACAGAAAGCTCTGCGGTGTGCGCCGTTTGGATCACCTTCTTACCGGGGTGCTGTCCTAAAAACCATGCCGGTAACAAGTAAGAGGCAAATTCAGACTTGGTGTGTCTTGGCGGCATATTGATGATCAGACGCTTGAGTTCGCCCCGAGCAATCTTCTCAAAGGCCTCCGCCATGATCTTGTGGTGCCTGCCCTCGATAAACGCAGGCCACATATGCCCAACAAACCCCATAAAGGAGGTCTGTGCTGACTCTATCTTTTTCTGCTCCTCGATTCGCTTGAGTTGCTCTGCAACCCGTAGCTTAACCTCTGGAGATGCGCCCTTTAGCTTCTTGGCTAACTGGGGCGTTATAAGCTCTGACATTTACGCCATCCCGGCTGACTTTGTCCTCTTGAACGAGCGATTCTTCGTTTTTGAAGTCACCTTCAAGTTTGACTTCTTGTTGCTTCCGCCTTTTGCCAAGGGCTTTTTATGGCCGACATCCTTGCCATCACCCTTCGATACCTTTCTGGCCTTTTGCATGACTGCCCGTGCCGCATTTCTTTTGGCGCGGTTTTTCTTCTGCTTTGGCTTTGAATGGTAGTTGTCGTACTCAGTGCGGTAGTTACGGGGCATTAGATGCCATACCCTCCGACAACCTGTTGTCCACCCTTACCGCCGCCACCTGCGGGGCTACCCCCGTAGGGGTTGCCGCCGCCATAGCCGCCAGCTCTGTTGTAAAGGTCCATTCCGCCAACTCCTGCGCCAAGGAGACTGCTCGCCGTTTGACCGTATGACGGGGGAGTGCCCATGTATTGTGCGCCACCTTCTCCACCGCTTGCGGGTCTAGGCTGAGTGCCGCCTTTCCCGCCACCCATGCCGCCAAAGCCTGTGGAGCCCGGTGGCGTGTAAGGCTGATAGGTTTGGCCGGGGCTCATTCCGCCGCCTTTTCCGCCCATTCCGCCTCCGCCCATGCCGCCACCCATGCCGCCACCCATGCCGCCGCCATAACCGCCAAAGCCTGAGCCCGGTGGCGTATAGGGCTGATAGGTTTGACCGGGACTCATGCCACCCATGACCTCGGCCAGTATTTCGGCTCTTGTCTGGGCGTCAACACCGGGGCTCATGCCGCCCGAAGGAAATTGTGAGTATACTGGATGTCCTGCAGAGTCTACTGGCTGTCCTACATAGTCTATCGGCCCCTGCATCGCTGGCGTGTTATATTCCTCAAATACACCTACAGGTGTGACAGCAGGGAATGGTATTGGGTTTACCGGCCCCGGCATTTCACTTAACACATTTCCCTCAACGGCTGGGGGTGTAGGAGTGGGCGGTAAAGTTGCCTCTGGTGTAAATCTGTAATAGGGATCGGTCAACGCCCTCATCGGATCTACTGGCCCCGTGCCAACTTGTGGGGGTGTCGCCCGTATCGCGTCGTACTCAGCCTGAGTTGGCGTATAGGGCTGATAGGTTTGACCGGGGCTCATGCCGCCGCCTTTTCCGCCCTTGCCGGGGCTCATGCCGCCGCCATAGCCGCCGCCTTCCATGCCGCCCGTAGGAAGAGTGGGCGGTAAAGTTTCCTTTGGTGTAAATCTGTAATAGGGATTGGTCAACGCCCTCATCGGATCTACTGGCCCCGTGCCCATCCCCGCGTTCGGGTTGAAAGTGCCAGCGCCAACGGTGGTCTCACCCGTTACTGGATCAGTCGAGGCTATCATGCCGCCCCCCATATCGGGCCCATAAAAGCCAGTGTCATCAATCGTCACTGGCGTTGGGGGTGGTGTCATTGGGGGTGGTGTCATTGGGCGTGGTGGCGCGTAAGTTGGGCGTGGAGCTGGTCTACCGCCGCCTATATCAGCCGCGCCATAGTCCACAGGGTCTTTCGGCCTTAAGGGCCCATCATCGACAATAACAGGGCCGCCCGGTTGTTGTGATGGAGGTGGTCTATTATAGCCTGGATCTTCAAAACCGGGCTGAACGTTCTGAGACTGGTAATACTCCAAGTCTTTAGGGTTGGCGCCAGCAATAAGAGTTTCTCTTAGGTTTTCTGGGGTGATATTCCCCCGTTGAAGGGATCTCATCCAGTAGTCTTCACCAGCTCTGTCGGGTCTTCGACCAAACAGATCCTGATACTGACCTCTAATCAACTGTCGGTTTTGTCTTTGCTGACCCATTCGATCTCTCATGCGATCTCTAAGAGAGCCTATGCCGCCTTCAGCCCTAAGCCTTTCTCTGTCTTGTCTAGCCATTTCTTCTGCCTGCCTAAATTGGTCTGGATATTGTTCCCGAGCATCTTCCATGCTCACCCTGCCGCTTTGGATGTCTTCTCTGAGCCTTCGTTCCGGCGTCAAAGAAGCTCTGCGGGCCTCCTCTCTTTCTTGAACCGCCACCGGGTCGATTGGCTCCCTTCGCATCCATCCTCTAAGAGTGCCGCCTTGACCGATATAGTCATCTCTTTCCCGGTCTCTGTATTCTCTTATGGTGGCGGGGGCTCTTCCGTCATCGCCCTCGGGGAGAAACTTTTCTGCCTGCTCCTGATAAAACCCGCCTCCGGGTTCGTTGTAATCAATCTTGTCAGTGAATAACGCGGCTTTCCAAGCCTGCTTGGCATTCATCGTGCCGCGCTCAGCAAGATCGGGGTTGTCTTTTGCAAACTGCGTTGGATCATAGTTTGCTTGGAAGTTCAGGTATGCGCGGGCCTCTGGCTCTTGGGAGTATTTCTCCCGAATCTGGTTTAGATCCATGCCCTCGGCCATGTCGGCTTGCATCTCTTCAAAGAGCTGGCCAAATCGGTCTCTATGCTGGTGGAATCCGCCTTCCCCATACGTTCGGGTAATTGGGTTGAATGGGCTAAAGGAGTTGGGCGCATCGCCAAACAACTGCACAAACTGCCTTCTGGCGTCAGTGAAGATGTTGCCTGTCGGCTCTATGTCCCCATAGGGATTGGGTGTTGGTCTTTGATACATGGACTACCCTAGCGATCCGCCTTCCTTAATCAAAATACCCTCGAATGTTGCCGATATTGCATTATCGCCGGCGCTTGATGCAATAGCACAGGCTTCGATATCGCTTTTTTCGGTCACCTTCAGGGGCGATTCCCAATCAAAAAATATGAAGTTGTAAAAAAAGAAAAATAGCCCCTTCCTAGGACTATCTAGAAGAATCTAGGTTAGGAATATCTAGACTTCGGACTACTTAGGAATGTCCTAAGCCTATATATGAGCCAAAACCTTACTCAAAAGGGTTTTGGCGAGGAACTTTCTAGAAAGAGGTAATTCCTATTGCTAGAACAGTCCTAGATCTAGGAAATTCCTAGTGCTAGAAGAGTCCTAGGTAGAAAATCCCCCCGGATTGTAGAGATACTACCCCCTTGACGGCCACATGTCTACAGATATTTCACTATGACATGGGTTTTTTTTCGATATAAATCAGGACTTTAGCGAAAAATGCCAAAAATTACCAAAAATAATACTAGGCACTAGGATTCCTAGGCGTTTTCCCAGAAAAAAAGGGGTTAGTAACGTCATAGACAGTGTGACAAATAGTGAATTTTAGGTGATTTTATGAGCGGAATACTATGTATATAAGATAAGGGTACGTGCCAGCCATAGGGGGGGTGGGGGGTAGCTGGCTCGACCCGGGTACTGCCATGAAAAAGTCAGGGTTAGTGCAGAGGTTGGTCGCTAGGTGCCGAGATGTCATCGGTAGTATCGGCATCATCACTGCCAATAGATTCGATCATCGCCTCGAGTTCCCCGATCAGGTCATCGGCACTGGTGCTCTGCTGGGTCTCGACCACATCCCTGAACAGGCCGACAGACTTGCCTAGCAATTCAGCCGCTCGGAGCTTATTGCCATCGGATGGTTCGGCATTGTCGAGCATATGCCGGAGTTTGCTCAGGACTCTCTCTCTGTCAGAGAGCGCAGATGCCGCAACTGCCCGCTCCCTTTGCCCTATCAGGTACTCAACCCTTGCCTTTATCTCAGCCTTCCTCATGAGTCTGCTAGCCGCTTCGTGGATCGTCTCAGACTTCGTGGTCTCCCCCACGTCATATGCCTCTCGGTAGGCCTGAGCCTGTGACATCCCGCTGGCTACGCAACGTGCGAAGTGGAGTTGCTTTGGGGTTAGCTTGCTACTCATGATCTGTCACCTGTAATTGGATACCTGTCGTGTTTGGATACCTGTAGCCTTTTGCTACATATACAAGGGGAGTGTATCACCCCGCGCAATAAAAAGAAAAAAAGTCTTGCCCCATCGCACCTAATGTGCATGGGCCAGATGCATAAA